ATTGGTACTTTTAATGCTAGTCAGTTAGGATCTGGATCCACTAACATGGAAATTAGAGTAGGAACAACTACTGGCGAAGACATGTCCGACCGTATGGTAGTGGTCAAGTATGCTGCCAACGGAACTATTGCTTGGCAAAAAGCCGTGCAATTTGATGCGGACTATAACTGCTCAGGAGCAGATGCTGACATCGACAGCAATGGTAATATCTATATTTGCGGACAATTTAACATTGATGGTGGTGGCGGCGACACTGGTATAGCTTTGGTTAAATTTAACAGCACGGGTGTTAAACAATGGAGTCGTCGTGTAGTAGGCAACTGTATTTCTACCGCTACCAGTATAGTGGTTGGACCTGATGACAAACTTTATATATCAGGTGTTAATGGTGATGATGTTGATTCAACGTTTACTTGGGTAGTGGCCAAATACAGTCTTGATGGCCTAGTAGAATGGCAACGATTTATTGAAAACACTGATAGTTGGACATTTGCCGGTGGGCTTTTTGGCCCAGAAAGTGGTGGCAGCAACATAGCAGTTAGACAGGGTTATGTGGCACTGGCTGGTGGATTTGGTAGTGTTGACCAGCAGGCTTATGCCGCTGTGCTACAAATTTCAGACACGGGCAATGTATTCGCAGTGGGCCCTTGGAGTGTTACAGCCGCAAACCTCAGCGGCACACTTAACGGCACAGCCAGTGATATTGGAGTAGTCAACGCCGATCTAACTGACTCAGACAATGTGTTAACTGTCGAACCAGACTCAGTTACTATTGGAACAGAAGTTGGCGCCTTCCTCATAGGTACCGTGTACACAGCACCGGGTGGTGACAACAGTTTGGTCAACGGTGTGCATTCCGTTGTTTTAGGCAGTACTGGTACATTAACATTGCCAGCAGGTGGTACTATTACAGAAGGGTATGTTACTAGCAATCCTACGATCCAACTTACTCCAGCAAGCCCGGATGTGGCCAGTCAGAAGTTGGTGATCAAGGGTGGTGGAGCCTATACCTATACAGACAATGGTATAAGCATAAATTACAATAATAACACCGCTATAGTTGGTGATACTCTTACTTTCTATATTAATTCAATCACCTACGCTGATCAAACGCTCTACTGGTGGATCTACCCAGAGGGTGCTAACATATCAGATCCAGGATCAGGCACAGTGGCTCTTAATGAGTTTGGCTATAGTAGTTTTAGTTTTGATCTAGACAGTGATGACAATGAGTTTACTGTGCGTGTGTCACCTGAAAACAATAATTACGATCCTAACAGTATAGGTGTTGAAACAGGATTGATTAACGCTGACGCACCTACATTTGATAGCGAACATCACTTACACTTGACCACAGGCAACTTGGCTGAGACCAGTATCTTCTTGGGTACTGATGAGCAGAATGTTCGCACAACAGTTAATGGCGGTATTGAAATAACCACCCCAACTAACAATGTTTGGCGATTTGGTACGGATGGTACTACAACATTCCCAACATTAACTGTGCCTATCAGTGACAATGCTACGCCAACTGGCATTGGACAAACACTAAAGTTTAGTGATTCAACACAACAGGCAATCATTTACGGACCGCCTAGCACAGCAGACAATATTAATGCTGATCGAGTCATTATTCAAGGTGCTCCTGGTTATACAGGAACTACAGGCGAAGGTGGTGATGTTTACTTATGGGCAGGTCCTGGTGGAGACAGCGGCGGTGACGGCGGCGATATTAAAATTCGTGCTGGTAGAGGCATTGCCGCAGGCAGTGGCGGATACTTAAACTTCCAAGCAGGTAACTCTACAGACGGTACTGGCGGATACATCAATATTGAAAGCGGTAGTAGTGCTAACAGTACTGGCGGTAATATCACTATTGATGCTAACAGCGGTGGACAGTTAGCATTATACACAGCGGCAGGCGGTAATATTACTCTAAATACCGCCGGTGGTGTTAATACTTGGACTTTTGACAGTACTGGTAAAACAACATTGCCAGGTGCTGTGGTTAACAGCACAGTGGCCAAGACTGGGATTGCCTATAACACTGGAACAGCAACTTCTCTATCAGATAGTGGATATATAGGTGCTATTGTAGATGGCAACTACGGACCATTTACTCGAGGACCGGTCACATTTACAGTGGTGGTCACTGGTGGCGCGGCCGCATATACTGTTACTAACACAACTGGTAATACCGCAGTGAATGACGTTATTGGAACATTAGATACCGGTGATCTAGGCGGAACTTTAGGAAGCACCGCAAATATATCAGTTGCGGATGTTATTCAAGCAGTTACAGCACTGGATCTAACTAAAACTGTCAACAAACTAACAGACGGTATATATTCTTTAGCAGACGGTGTTGAAGGACAGACTATGTACTTGGTACCACAGAACGGAGCAACACCCGCAAACGTAAGTGTTACTGTAGCTACTTACAGAATAGGTGGTGGTACAGGAACTAACGGACTGCTATTACCATTTAGAATATTCAATGATGCCATCGCTTCATATGTTGATAGTAGTGCTTTCTGTACACTGATATTCACAGACGGTGCTTGGCAACAAACGGGCGGAGCGTGGGATTAACGATAAATATCTAAAAGAGGATAAATTATGCCGATTGATCAAAACAAACTAGTGAATTTAGGTAACTACGCAAACGACGGCACTGGAGATGATTTAAGGACCGCATTTCAGAAAGTTAACGATCTTTTTGAGGAGTTATCCGGAGATGTTAATATTATAGGTGCTGTAAATTTAGGCTCGGGTGTTGGAGTATTTTCTCAAAAAAACCTTACAAACCTACAATTTAAAAGTTTAACCAGCACTGACCAATCGGTTACTATTACATCAGATTCAAGTACTGTTAACCTAGCATCTACAGCTAGAGTTTCAAGTGATCCAAGCCCTAGTCTAAATGCAGATTTAGACATCAACGGAAAAAGAATTATTGATAGTGACGGTACTGGTGATTTGCAAACATCTGTTTATGGGATAAACATTCCTATAGTAAATGCACTAGTTGAACTTATTATTGCTTCAGGTAATGTAAATATTAACTTTGGAACTTTTCAGCAACCAACTGGTACATCTGTTGGCGGCCTAGATCTTGGCGGATTTAACTTACCGTATGGCGGAACTAATTTAGATTTTGGAACCTTTGCCTAAACTTAGGAAATATAATGGCATTAAATGTATGGACTAAGCCTTCGGGGTATTCGTTTGGGACTTTGCAAGAAAGAGTTTTGCTAAATCCCAATATTCAACTACCAGTAAATGGCACTTCCGATGTAACTTATACTGTTATTTCAGGACAACTACCTGGCGGACTTAGACTCATAGGTAACGAAATTGTCGGTACTCCTTTTGAAGTTAGTAGAATTACTAACTTTGTATTTTGTATTAGAGCAAAAAAAGGTAATGAATTTAGCGACAGAACATTTGCTATAACAATAGAAGGTGCAGATGCTCCGGAATTTATTACCCCGGCAGGAGATCTTGCAATAGGTTCTAGCCAACAATTTTTTGTATTAGACAGTTCATTTGTAGATTATCAAATAACAGCATTTGATAACGATACGTCAACTGGGCAAAAACTAACTTATTTTATTGGAGAAGATGACGGAAGACTTCCGCCAGGGCTTGTTCTAACAAAAACAGGAAGAATCACCGGATTTGTACAACCAACAATCACCATTAGAGATCAAGACGGTAATGGTTCTTATGACGGAACTTTATACGATGCTGTTGCCTACGATTTTGCTGTTAGATCTACTAACGGATACGACAGTTATTTTTATGATTCTGTTTTTTACGATTTCTTCATACCAACTAGTTTGCCAAGAAAACTTAATCAAAATTATGAATTTGCTGTAACAGTTACCGACGGTGACAGTTATATTAAAAGAACATTTAAAATATTTGTTGTAGGCGATGATTATTTTCGAGCAGACAACACGGGATTGTCAGGACTATTTACAGCCGACGTAACCTATCTAAAAAGTCCTTTATGGATTACTCCAAGTAACTTAGGTACATATAGGGCAAATAACTATCTGACTTTAAAATTAGATACTTATGATAACAATAACATTTTGTATCAATATAGTTTAATCAATGCAGACGTAATATCTAATACATATCAAATCTTGCTAACTGATAATCTTGCAGGAAATAATAAACTTACAATAAAAGTTGTTGGAGCAGCACCTGTTTTTGGACAATTCTTATCTTTTCAGAATTTAGTATTTGCACAAAATGTTGATACAAGTAAAATATTCCAAATAAGTAATGTTGCTAAATTATCATCTGACACTTATAGACTTACTCTTACAGAAAATTTATTATTCAATATACCTAACGATTTAGAATTATACATTGGTTCTCAAAGTTCACTACCAACCGGACTTAATTTTGATGTAGCAACCGCTGACTTATTTGGAAGAATTCCTTATCAGCCTGCTATAACAGAAACATACAAGTTTACAGTTGTAGCAATTCGATTAAGTGACGGCACTGAAATTGTCAAGGCGCCCCGTGTTTTTACTCTACAAGTTATTGGAGAAATTGATAGTGCTATAAGATGGATCACTAACGGAAACCTAGGGTCTATAAATGCTAATTTTGTATCATCACTATCTGTAAGTGCTGCAAGTTCAGCTAATAATGCAATTATTCTCTATAATATTGTAGACGGCAAATTGCCCTACGGGTTATCTTTAAACTTAGACGGTGAAATAGTTGGTAAGACAAACCAATACGGAGATAATTTTATCTATAGATCGTTTTGGGCATCGGATCGACAATATTATACCAACGATATTGTAAGAATTAACAATCAATTCTATAAAGCAAAATTACCAAATAAAAAATTAACATTTACTCCGACAGATTGGGAATCTCATAATTTTGTTAATTACGGAATTACTAGTTTTGAACAAGGAAATTTTTTCATCGACGGCGGGGATACTACTGTTGATCGAGAGTATACTTTTACAGTTGAAGCAAAAGATCAATATAGATATAGTGCAACCCGAAGAACATTTACTTTAACCGTTGAAACTCCAAATCGACTTGTCTACAGCAACTTGCGAGTTAAACCATTTTTAAAATTAAGTCAGCGAGATGTTTGGAGGCAATTTATAGAAAACGCTAATATCTTCACACCGCAAAGCATATACCGAGCCAACGATCCTAATTTTGGTGTTAAACTTGATCTTTCAATGGTAATTTATGCAGGTATTGAAACCAAAGAAGCTGCTGCATACGTAAGTGCAATAGGTCTTAATCACAAAAAGAAAAGATTTTACTTTGGTAATGTGAAAACCGCTACTGCTATATCTCCGGGAACAAGAAACGAAATTTACGAAATTGTTTACATAGAAATGATTGATCCTTCAGAACCAAACGGAAATCGATTACCTGATAGATTAAAAAACATAAACGGGAACTCAACTGAGATTATTGTTAATAATAGTAATATTCTTTGGACTGCTACCCTAGACCAACTAGCTATACCTTCTCCAGAAAGTCCGAGGCCGGATATAGTAATAACTTCAGACAGTACAGGATATTTTGCTGGAAGGAGTAAACCTAACACATATTTTCCAAATGGTGTAAGTAACTGGAGAAGCAGGATAAAGCAAGTGGGGGAATCTGAAAGAAATTATCTTCCGCTTTGGATGAGAAGTATTCAGCCTGGGGATAATCAAGAATTAGGATTTAAATTAGCTGTTCCCCTTTGTTACTGTAAAATTGGAGCTTCCGCTGATATTGTATTAAATATTAAAAATTATATAGAAACTACCGGATTTAATTTTAATCAAATAGACTACTATATTGATAGATATATAATAGATTCTGTAGAAGGGTATGCAAGCGATAAATACCTTGTATTTAAAAATGATAGGATAACTGTATGACAAGCCAAATTAATACATCAACTATTGATGTCCTTTACCCAATAGCGGGGCAAGATAACGATAGTCAAGGTTTTAGAGATAATTTTAACAGCATTGTTGGGGCATTAAACACCGCAAAAAACGAACTTACAGAATTGCAAAGCAAGGCTGTTTTATCTAGTGATCTAGAAAATAACACAGTCGTTGTCAATGACCTTGGCGGTAGTAGTATACAAAACGGTACTTTTAAACAATTTTATCAGGAAGTATACTCTGATGATACAGCATCAGATGCATCAACTGATATTAATTTAGAAAATGGATCGTTCCAAACATTTGTAATGCAAACTAACATTACATTTACTTTTAGGAATTGGCCAGGCCCTAATCCTAATGACCCAACAAGCTCTGTTGAAGGGGTTCCGTATCAGCACGGTATTGTAAGAATCTTGTTATCTAGCAATCTTTTAGGTACAGTAAGAGAAGCAACATTTACTACAGAAAATAACGGAACAGTAAAACCAGGTGTGTCCGGTGTTAACCTAAACGGATTTGAAATGACTGGAGGCGTTAATACTAGACCAAAAATAAAAGTGCCTGCGCAAATAGTAAGAACAGTTACTAACGAAGTAAGTCCTAGTGATCCGATAGTTCTACCATTAAATGACATCTCTGGCATTAGACCAGGACTAAGTGTTACTTTTACCCCGGCTGATGCTACTGTAAGAACAGCAGTTGTTGACTCTGTTAATATTAATACAAATAGAGTTACTCTTAAAGATCTAACGCCAAGCACTCCTGCGCCTACAATATTAAACGGTTCGCCAATTACTTTTAATTATACCGGTGGCAATTGCTTAATTGAAGCATTTTCTCCAGACGGTGGTAATACTGTCTTTATTCACCATTTGGCTAATTTCTAATGCATCCGCTAGTTGACAATTTGAGCTCTATTAAAATTTCTGAACTAGAAAATAAAATAAATGAGCTCACACAAAAATACTTTTCAACTCATAATTTTGATGTTCAGCAACAAATAATTATGGTTCTCAACACCTACAAAGAAGAGTTAGCTAGTCGGCAAAGAACAGAATACGAGAAAATGATTAAATCTCGCAATAAAGATCTTGACAAATTGATTAAAGTCAGCTAATATAGCTGAATGCGATTAGACAAATATTCAAACCCTATTTTTAACGAACAAGACATTTTTGAAGCCTTATACAAAGGTTATCAATTTCCTGTCAACGACACATTTATAGTCGACAATCGATCAGACTCTGTTAAACACTTAGAAGAGCAAATTGGATTTAAATTTTTAGAGCCTTACGAAACTCATTTTGAAATAGCAGAGTACGACAGCGCATGCCAAAGCATTTGGAACATGCCCCCTGAGTACAAATCTCTTAATATTGAAAATTGGTTGAGAGAACAATGTCCGCCATGGGATCCAGAATCATCTAGATTAGAAGAAGAGTTAGAAGCGTACAAAGCAAGAAACATGCTAGATTTATTGCGCTGGCTTAAATATTTTGTAGATACTTGCTCAAAAGAAGATGTAGTTTGGGGTGTAGGACGAGGATCAAGTGTAGCTAGTTTTATTCTATACTTAATTGGTGTTCATAACATTGATCCTATCAAATATAATTTAGACTGGCGAGAATTTCTGAGATAAGTAAATCATAATCCTAGGAGACTATTATGGCAATGAAAGAACAACAACGACAAGTTTATCGTTCGATGCAGGGGAAAGAAGTTGACATGCATAAATTAGTTATGCAAAATGAAACTACATTAGCTGTTGGTAATGTAAGAATGAACGCCCGTGGAGACTTAATTGGGCCAGACGGGAAAGTTATTCAAAAAAACGAAGAGAAGTTAGTGGCACCAAAAAGCGGTTCACCTAATCAAATCAACGTACAAAAAGATGTTAGCAATATGGATCCAGAAGGGAACGAGTAATGGCAAAAATTACTGGTAGCATAAAGCCAATTAGAAATCACATACTAGTCGAAGATATGAACTTTGGAGAACAAAAAACTGCAGGTGGTATAGTTCTAAGAAGTGACGACGGAAAATCCGAAGGTGTTAAACCTAGATGGTGCAAAGTGTATGCTGTTGGACACGAACAAACTGATGTTAAAGTCGGCGAGTGGCTATTAGTAGAGCACGGAAGATGGACTCGAGGTATCGATATTGAATCAAACAACGGATCAACTATCACTGTTCGTAGAATTGATCCAGAAGGAATTTTACTAGTAACTGACGACAGGCCGAACGGAGCTGAATTTGGTTCTTACACTACTCCCACTCACGGGACAGAAGTTCGTCCAGAAGATTTTGGCGCACGTTAATTTTTTTATTTGAGCATCAGGGCTATTGACAAGCCCTGATCTCACCTTTATACTATCTATAATAAGGAGAAATCTATGAGTACATTTGACGAAGCATTACAAGACATTAAAAAAGCAAAAAGCGTTTTAGACGATCAAACGCCAGGAGAAGTAAAACATCCTGATCCGACCAAACACAAATATATCAGTTTTGCCAAGAGCGGAATAAGAATTGCTGCAGGTGTAGCACTAGGCTTTAATATGCTTTGGTATGCTGGTGGTTTACTAATTTTAGCAGAAATTCTTGGGATTGCAGAGGAAATGGTATGAAAGAATTGTGGGTAGAAAAATATCGCCCTAAAACACTAGATGGTTATGTATTTAGAGATAACCATCAAAAGGAACAGGTACAACGCTGGGTTAAAGAAGGAACAATTCCTCACCTGCTATTCAGCGGTAATGCAGGTATTGGAAAAACAACTTTAGCTAAAATCTTGTTCAACGAGCTAGATCTTAATCCGCTTGACATCTTAGAAATTAACGCATCTCGTACTAACTCCGTAGAAGATGTACGTGACAAAATTGTGAACTTTGTACAGATGATTCCTTTTGGAGACTTTAAGGTAGTATTACTAGATGAAGCAGATTACTTATCACCTAACGCACAGGCTGCACTTCGTGGAGTCATGGAAGAATATCATACGACCGCTCGTTTTATTCTTACTTGTAACTATCCTAATAGGATTATCCCTGCTCTCCATAGTCGTTGTCAAGGATTCCATATTGAACGTGTTGACGTTACTGAATTTACTGCTCGTGTTGCTACTATTCTCGTTGAAGAGAACGTAGAGTTTGACTTAGATACATTAGATACGTTTGTACGTGCAACTTATCCAGATTTACGTAAATGTATCAATACTGTGCAGATGAATAACCTTGAAGGAAAGTTACATAGTCCAGAAAAGGGTGACACAGGCGAAGCTGACTATAAACTCGAAATGGTTGAATTATTCAAAGCTGGCAAAATTGGCGAGGCACGTAAACTTGTTTGCAGTCAAGCAAGGCCAGAAGAAATGGAAGAGATATACAGGTGGTTATATGATAATGTTGCTATCTTTGGTGACGAAATGAAACAAAACAGAGCTATATTACACATCAAACAAGGATTAGTGGATCATACTTTAGTTAGTGATCCTGAAATTAACCTTGCGGCTACTTTAATTAGATTAGCAGACCTATGACTTATCTTGTAACAGAAAATTGTATAAATTGTAAACACACAGATTGTGTATCTGTATGCCCAGTTGATTGTTTTCACGAAGGTCCAAATTTTTTAGCTATTGACCCTGACGAATGTATTGACTGTGGTGTATGTGTTCCAGAATGCCCTGTAGAAGCAATTATTGCCGAGGCTGATGTTAAAGATGACTCAGAACGTGCATATTGGTTTGAAATAAACGAATCTAGATCTAAAATGTGGCCCGTTATTACTATTCAAACAGAACCAATGCCAGATCATGATTACTGGAATGGCAAATCTGGTAAGAGAGATTTACTTCAAGAATGAAAGATAAATTAAAAAAGGCCTATATGAAAACCGCAGAAACATTTGCGGAATTAAGTCATGCTAGGCGATTACATGTTGGTGCTATCATTGTTAAGGATGATAGAATTATTAGTATTGGCTATAATGGTATGCCTAGCGGGTGGGACAACAACTGTGAAGACGTTAAATGGGATTCAGGGGCCGGCGGGTGGTTAAGTCCCGAAGAGATTGACGAACAATATCCATACGAAGGATGGCATGAACAAGCAGGTCGTAATGTAAGGTATGGATTAAAAAGTAAACCAGAGGTATTACATGCAGAAACTAATGCGATTGCTAAACTCGCAAAGAGTACAGAATCTGGTGATGGTGCTGTATTGTTTGTTACTCATATGCCATGCCTGGACTGTGCAAAACTTATATTTCAAAGTGGCATTCGTAGTGTATTCTATCGTGACAGTTATCGTAACACTGATGGTGTTACGTTCCTTACGCAATCAGGAATAACAGTAGAGCAAATTGAAAAGGGCGAATGAATCGCCCTTTTTTATTGATTCATTAGTCGCCGTAAATGTCTAACACCTCCTTAACGGCCTCATGTCTTTCAATGTCTTGTGCATCAAAGCGCACGATATCAATATGCTTTGTCTGTTTTTTCGCGAGTAGGCTGCAAAAATCTATTAATCCGTTATCGCTTAATCTGTCTGCTTGTGCTAAATCGCCTGTCACTACCATCTTAGATCCTTCTCCTAAGCGTGTAAGTAGCATCTTCATTTGATTTACCGTAGTATTCTGACATTCGTCAGCAATAATATATGCGTTTTTAAATGTACGTCCGCGCATATAGGCTAGTGGGCTTATTTCGATAACTCCTTCCTCCAACATTTTTTTAATTTCTGTTTGTTTATAATATTCAGCAAAGACATCAAAAATAGGCCTTGTCCACGGTGCCATTTTTTCATTTAAGTCACCTGGTAAAAATCCTAAGTCTTCGTCCACGCTAACGGCGGGTCTTGTAACTATAATTTTGTCTACTATACCGTCCTGGAATAGTTTAATACCGTTCTGCACAGCCAACAAAGTTTTACCTGTGCCGGCTGGCCCAATGGCAATGACAATACTGTTTTGCTCATCGTGCAACTTGCTCAGGTATAATTTCTGATTGGGATTTCTAGCAGTTATAACAACTCTCTGCTTTTTATGCGGATGGTATGCTTCAAAATCTATTACTTTAACTTCTGATGTAAAGCGTTTTTTCACTCTTCTACTCATCTAAGTTTGCTCCTACTTTAGAAAGTAGGACTTGTAGCGACCGCCCGGAAAACTACAGAGGTCCTACATTTTTATTTACTTTTTACAGCAAAAAGTAAAGTGATATGTTATGATTTTAGATGGGCTAAATAAGTATAGAACACTCTGGAACCTAATATGTATGATATTTTAGACATTATACGCAATATTGACGATTTATACGAGAATAACACTAGTCTAGCAATTCTTAAAGACTTTGAACGTGTTCTTGACGAAATGGACATTTATGTGTATGAAAACTGGGAAGACGGCGAGCTAGCATACGGGCCGCAAGTAGACCGTCATTGGATCACAGCTGGCTTCATGTGGCCTAGAGAGAAAATGCCCAATCCTACAGCTGCTAAGAGATTGCAAGACCTTGGTTGTAAAATAAAGTATGAAAAATCATATATTATCGAACCAAGAAAAATAAAGTCGCCTGATGATTTTCGACCAGGAACAAAAAAAGGAAAGTTAGATCGAAATCCTATTTGGATTGTGGAAATAGCTATGCCTAAAAAAGTAGCCTTTGATATCTACAGAGGATACATGGATAAAATGAAGAACGAAGACGGCGAGGCAACAATTAAACCTAGTACGCCTGTGCCTGCCCAGCCTGGACAGGCTATTGCTCCTCCGGCAGGGGCTCCGGGTGGAATGGCTCCTCCAGGTGGAATGGCTCCTGCAATGGGCGGCATGCCAACACCAGCTGTATAAGGAAAAGTATGATTAACGAAAATCTTCGCAAACAAGATTTAAGACATTTTGTAAGCAAAATAGTTACTATTGACTCTCATAAAAGCAAAATTGGCGATGATGAAGATGTAGTCACTTTATGTTTTAATGTTGACCAGCAAGATCCTGCAAAAGATCTTGAACATTTTATTGAGATGGGATACGACTTTGTATTAGATGCTGATGTAAGTCCTGGCGAAACAGACAACGGTGTTTATCAAGTGTTTGTAGAAATTGAGAGAGGCAGAAGATCTGCAAAACAAATAAAAGAAATACTAGACGGGCTGAGCAAGCTAACTGGTATTGATAACTGGCGATTTAGATACTTTAAAGGTTTTAAAAGTCAAGAAGCAACAGAAGAAAATTTAGAAAAAGCCATACCTTTAGATAAAGAAACATACGAAGCAACTACAACTAAATTTAGAATGGAAAATTTTAGTAATTTTTTTAGTTCTAGTTATGCAGATCAAATAGAACTTCTAGACGAATCAATAAGATTTAAAAAAATATACGGTGATAATATTTCATTTAATATTATTACTAGCGGCCTAAAAGAAGAAGTTTATCAACAAATCACTGGCCCAATAATGTTAGAAAGTCAGTCTATGGCTGAAATAATGTTTTTAACTAAGTATATTGGTAACTTCAATATTACTAAAATTGGTAATACTTTTATATTTGAAAACAGCAACTGGGCTGTAGCCTTAGAAAGGAAAAAATAATGAGCGGATTTAATTTTAATTTTACACTAGCAAAGTTTAAAGAGTGCGTAGGAGGAAATCCTCCACACGCTGATCATTGGTTTGAAGCAATATGCCAGATTCTTCCAGACTATGATATTAATACAGTACCACGGGTTTCTGCGTTCTTAGCACAAACAGCACACGAGTCGGGTGGCTATCGTGCTATTAAAGAAAATTTAAATTACAAAGCTGAAAGTTTGATGAAAGTATGGCCAAAATACTTTCCATCAATTGATATAGCAAGACAGTACGCACACAATCAAGAAAAGATTGCTAATCGTGCATATGGAAATCGTATGGGTAACGGCCCAGAAGAATCTGGCGACGGATGGAGATATTGCGGCAGAGGACTAATCCAACTAACTGGTAAAAGTAATTACGAACGCTATGCTGAAAGTTTAGAGATTAGTGTAGAAGAAGCCGGCGAACATTTAACAACTTTTGAAGGTTGCGTACAATCAGCTGCATGGTTCTGGGAAGCTAACAACTTAAACCAATGGGCTGACAAGGGAGATATCCTTACATTGACCAAACGTATTAACGGTGGTACTATTGGTTTAGAAGATCGTATCAAGCATTATAATCACGCTCTGCATGTTCTAGGAGATTAATAGATGAGTCAAATATCATGGATGATGAGTTTAGTTCCAGATAGTTTGTTTATCTGGGTGTACTACATCCTATTTGGTTTAGGAGTTGGGCTCTATGTTCTAAGTAAATTGGTTACATGGATTCCTATGATTAATCAATATAAACTACCAGCAGAATTTGTTGGTGTGTTGCTATTTGGCGCAGGGGCTTATTTACTAGGTGGGTACGGTACAGAAATGGGTTGGAGAGCTAGAGTTGCTGATATGGAAGAAAAAGTTAGGGTAGCTGAAGAGAAAAGCCAACAAGTTACTGTAAAGATACAAGAAAAAATTGTTTACAAAACAAAAATTGTAAAACAACAGGAAGTTGTTTACATTGATAGAATAAAAGAAGTTGCGGCTAAAATTGATGCTAAGTGCGAAGTGGCGGAAGAAGCTATTGATATTTTAAACAAGGCATCTGAAGATCCTGTTAAGGAGACTACAAAATGAAGTACATTTTAGTAGCATCATTAATTCTATTAGCTGGGTGCTCAACAACAGTACCTGTAAAAATAAGTTTTCCTCAAGCACCAGAGGAACTAACTAAATCTTGCCCAGATCTTGACAAAGTTGAACCTGGTACAAAAGAATTAAGTAAAACCCTAGAAGTTGTAGTAAAAAATTACAGCAAGTATCATGAGTGCCGTATTAAAGTAGATGCGTGGAATCAATGGTACCAGGAAAACAAAAAAATTTACGATTCAATTAAATAGAAGTATACAAAGGAGCGGATCATGTTAGATACATTATTGTGGATAGCCGTAGGCGCATTCATTGGTTGGAATTTTCCACAACCTAGTTGGGCAGCAGCAATACAAGCAAAAGTAAAAAGTTTTTTTACTAAAAGTTAATAAGGAGCAGAAATGAGCGTAGTAGATTCAGTTTTAAAAATTTTTACTAAAGAAGTAAAAGATCCAGATGCACCCAAGCCTGCACCTGGTTCACGTAGCGAACGTGAAGCAAAGATTAAAGACAAAGCAGGTATGGTTATTTCCGTATTTGCTTTATTCTTAGCCGTTAATGCATGGTACGGCGGCAAGTTAAGTTCTACAGTTCTTAACAATACACTAGGTGCTAACAATACATGGGCACAGTATCAAGCTAAAGCAGGTCGTGGTGTTAGCTACGAAATTGCCGCTAAGACAACTAATGATCCAAAACTAAAAGCAGAGTTCATGGCTGAGAAAGAGCGTATGGATGCTGACAAGAAAGAAATTGCTGAAAAAGCAAGAGCAATGGAAGCCGCTCGCGAAGAAGCTAAAAAATCCAGTCCATGGATTGGATATGCAAGTACAGCATATCAACTAGCTATTGTTGTGCTATCTGCAAGTATTTTAGCAGTTAGCATGCCAATGTTCTGGGGCAGTTTTGTAGTAGCAGGATTTGGAATAGTATTAAGCCTAAATGGCTTAATGCTTTGGTTTTAAGGAGAATTTGAGATGACAGAAGAAAAGAAATCAGATCCTAACTGGATGCAAAATTTATGGCGTCCAATGATGGGTTGGATGTATATGTTGATCTGTGTATTAGATATGGCTGTATTTCCAGTGTTATGGAGTCTATTACAAGCATCTATGAAAATGCCAATAACACAATGGAATCCACTAACATTACAAGGTGCTGGTTTATTCCATATCGCAATGGGTGCTGTTTTAGGTATTGCAGCATTTGGTCGTACACAGGAAAAATTAGCAGGCACAGCAGCAAATCCTACAGCAACTACCACTAACGTTAACATGACCGGAAATGTGTCAGGTGGGTTTGGTAGCAATCAAGGAGCAATGACTAATAACAACTTTGGTGGCCCTTCAGCATTCGGTACACCTTCTCAAGGATCTGGTGGGTTTGGTTCAAGTCAACCAGGATTTGGCGCTGTTCCGCCAGTAACAAATAGTTTTGGATCAGCACCTATAACAACAACAGCCGGTGGTAAGAAAATTGTACCACAAGGCGATGATCCAGTTTTATAAAGGAAAATTAAAATGAAACTATTATTTGCACTATTAACATCATTGGCTCTTGCTGGAAATGCGTATGCTGGTGGTGAAGTAAAAGAAGTTTGTAAAGATAAAGTCGGTAAAGACGGTAAGGCTGTAATGGATAAGAAAACTAATAAGCCCGTTCAAGAGTGTAAAAAAATTAAAGTACACAAAAAAGTAGAAGGTGAAAAAGTTCCAGAATCAGCGAAAAAGAAATAAAATTCAAACCGCTTGACAGGTCAGTGTAAATATAGTACTATCTATATTACTTGACCTGTTTTTACGACTATGAATGACTACTATAAGATTTTAGGTATTAACGAATCTGCAAGCCCAGACGAAATAAAAAAAGCCTATAGAGGCTTGGCTAATAAACACCATCCCGATAAAGGCGGTGATCAAAATCTTTTTAAGGATATCAGTGTTGCATACGATACACTAAGCAATCCTCAAAAAAAAGCGGACTACGATAATCAACGAAAGTTCGGCGACGGACATCAATTTCACTTTCATACAGGTAATGCCGGGTTTAATGATATGTTTGGCGGCATGAATAGTCCGTTCGGTGATATTTTTGGATTCCAAAGAAGATCAGTAAAAAATAGAGACTTGAACATTCAATGTCAAATATCATTATTAGACAGTTTTTTAGGTAAGCAACTAGAAGCCAATTATAGACTACCTAGTGGAAAGTCGCAAACTGTAGTTATAAATCTCCCCGAAGGTATTTGTCATGGGGACACTATTAGATATCAAGGATTAGGCGACGACTCTAATCCTAATATTCAACGAGGTAACTTAAACGTTACAATTATCGTTGCTCCGGATCCTGAGTTTGAAAGGAGAGGCGATGATTTATATGCTGTAGTAGCAATTACTCCAATCGAAGCTATGATCGGTTGTAGGAAAAAAGTAACTAAAATTAATGGGCAGAGTATGGATCTTGATCTAAAGCCTGGCATAGAATCGGGATCTGAGTATGCTTCAAACGGTAATGGTTTTAAAAACCCACATTCGGGAAAAATAGGAAGATTTGTTACAGTTGTAAAAATACAAACTCCAGCTGTTACTGATCCAAATTTAGTAAATCAATTAAAAATTTTAAATGATAAAATTACTAAATCGTCTTGACTTCTTAAAATAAGAAATGTAAAATTAAGAAAAACTTATAAGGATACAAAATGGTAGAGCCAAGCGAGAATTTGCAAAGTGTTTTTGAAAAAGCAATTGAAACAGCAAAAAAACTCCATCACGAATATTTAACTATAGAGCATCTACTGTTTGCAATGCTCGCTGACGAACCGTTTAGTAATACTGTTCAAGGCTACGGTGCTAATGTCGAAGGTCTAAGAAAAGATCTTGCAGACTATTTAGAATTTAAATGCAGCGAAATTACAGTACCAGACGTAGTTGTAAAACCTCGAAAGACACAGAGTGTAGAACGTGTGCTTAATAGAGCGTTTACACAAGTTCTTTTTAACGGAAGACAGAGAATAGATCCCAGTGATGTTTTTATTGCTATGATGAGCGAAAAAAGATCATATGCATTTTATTTTATTGCTAAAGCAGAAATTGATAAAGACAAATTTGCTGATTACCTAAACAACGAGTCTGTTGAGCAAGAAGAACAAGAACAACCAGACGGTCAAAGTTCTAAGGCTTTACAAGCATTTACAACTAACTTAAATGATCAAGTTAAGAAAAATAAAATTGATCCAGTTATTGGAAGAATAGACGAACTAGAACAAATCTCATTAGCACTAGGGCGTAGGTCTAAAAGTAATGTTATTTTAGTTGGTGATCCGGGTGTAGGTAAGACTGCTATAGCAGAAGGACTTGCTTACAATATTGTTAGGGGTGCTATTCCAGATTTCCTTAAAGACTATACAGTTTATAACTTAGATATAAGTTCAATGCTTGCTGGTAGTAAATATCGAGGTGATTTTGAAGAACGTTTCAAAATGGTACTCAAGGCTCTAGGCAAGAAAGGTAAGACGGTATTGTTTATTGACGAGGCCCACATGATCAGCGGTGCTGGTTCGGCTGGTAATAGTGCCAACGATCTTGCCAATATGATGAAGCCAGCACTAAGCAAAGGTAACATCAAAGTTGTAGCATCAACAACCTGGGAAGAATATCGCAAGCACTTTGAAAAAGATCGTGCGTTAATGCGTCGATTCCAACGCATCACTGTTGACGAGCCTTCAGAAGAGATGACTTTACAAATTCTTAAAGGAATTAAGAAGTATTACGAAAGTCATCATAATGTAAAAATTAAAGAAGATGCTCTTCAAGCATCAATAAAATTAAGTGTCAAATATCAAGCAGATAAAAAACTTCCAGACAAGGCTATTGATTTAATCGATTGTGCGTGTTCTAGATTCAATTTGAAACTTGCAGACGAAAGAGTAGTTACTGAAAAAGAAATTCAATTTGAAATTTCTAAAGCTGTAAACTTACCAGAAGAGCAAGTTATGGAAACTGAGAGCGTGAATTTGTCAAAATTAGAAGATAATATTAAATCAGAAGTGTACGGACAAGAACATGCTGTTATTGACATTGTAGATAAAATTGTTGTGGCACAGGCAGGACTTAAACCTGAAAATAAACCTATTGGTTCATTTGTATTCATGGGACCAACAGGGTGTGGTAAGACAGAAACAGCAAAATCTTTAGCCAAGCATTTAGGAGTAAAGCTGTTACGATTTGATATGTCAGAATATCAAGAAAAGCACAGCATCAGCAAGTTGATTGGAAGCCCTCCAGGATATGTTGGGTTTGAAGAGAATACTGGTATGCTTATTACACAGATTCAAGAGAACCCAAATGCTGTTCTGTTATTTGACGAAGTTGAAAAGTCACATCCAGATGTTAGCACAGTATTGCTACAGATGATGGATAACGGTTTTATTACTGGGTCAAACGGTAAACGTGCAGATTGCCGCAACTTAATACTCATTCTTACAACCAATGCTGGCGCACAGTCAGCA